TGGCAGAAGATACGGGCGATCAAGCGGGCGCGTGATCCGCTGTGCGAGTGGTGCAAGGAAGCGGGCCGCGTGGTAATAGCCGAACTCGTAGACCACTACATACCACTGGCAGCAGGTGGGACACATGCTGATGAGAATCTAGTATCAATGTGCCGACCGTGCCATGGGTTGAAGACGGAGCAGGACAAGCGGAAATACACGCAAGTGTATCAAAAGAAGACACATGGGCGTAGGTGATGTACTGGAACGGGGGGGGGTGTGTACGATCCTTAGACAGGGCAGAACCTACACCGCCTGGCCCACACGCGCGAGTTTTTCCCAACTTTGTGATTTCGAGTTATCAATATGGGCGCTAGAGGTTTCCAGCCACGACCGGACAGCAAACGCGGCACCGTCGCCAACGGCGGCGTTATCCCCGAGCCGATCCAGGAAGACATCACCCCGCCCGCGTGGTGCAAATCTGACCGGCTGAAGCTGTTCCAGAAGCTCGTCGCTGAAAACCGCGCCGCTGGCGTGGCTATCCGTCAGGTGGACGCCGATCAATACGCCGAACTGGCAGACGCCATGATCGAACGGCGGAACGAAACGGACGGGCGCACTAAGCTGGCATGGGGCCGTCAGATCGACGAACTACGCAGCCAGCTAAACATCGGGCCGCGCAACCGGCAGCGGGCCGGAATCAAGGACACTCGCAAGCCTACGGCGCTATCGCCGACTCTGGCGCTGATTGCAAGGGCGAAGGGTTTATAGAAACACTGCCGAGACGGCGGGCGGAGAAGAACGTGCCGAAAAGGATTGATTTGACCGGCCAGCGGTTTGGGCGGCTGGTGGTGACCAGTTATTCACATACAGAAAAATGCAAGGCTGTATGGAATTGCACATGTGATTGCGGGGGATTTGCAGCGGTAGCGGCGGAATCACTTCGATCAGGACACACCAAAAGCTGCGGATGCCAGAAATACGCCAGGCCTAAGCGAAGATTGAATTTAGTAGGGCGCGCGTTCGGTCGGCTCACCGTTGTGTCGTTTTTTGATGTCCTAAAGCAACAAACCAGGTTTTTGTGTAGGTGCTCTTGCGGTTCTGAGCGTGTCGTTATTGGCAAGCAGCTGAAAACTGGAAATACCACAAGTTGTGGCTGCTTGCGTACTGAGACAGTAAGGCGAGTCCTGGGAAAGCATTGGAGCAATAAATCGCCATATATAACAAAGGACGGTTACATGACAGTCGGTGGGAGGGGCATACACCGATTTGTTATGGAAGAGCGGGAGGGCCGCCCACTCCAGCCGTTCGAGCACGTCCACCACAAAAACGGCATCCGCACCGACAACCGGCCGGAAAACCTGGAGCTGAAAGTCAAGCCGCATGGTGCCGGGCAACTCCCTGAAGACATCATCAAGGCGACGACGCCGGAAGAAATGGAAGTAGTGTTCAAGCTCGCGCAGGCTTACGCAAGCGTCATAGGCGCACAAGTGGTATGGAATCCTCCTATTTCGACGCCGAAGCCGTAAATACCGCCTGCGCCTTCGCCGAAACGCTTACGCTCACGAAGTCCACAAAGAGCCGGCGCCCGGAGCCGCTGGTACTCCTGCCGCACAGCAAAAAACTGGTAGCCAACATATTTGGCTGGAAACGGGCTGACGCATCGAGGCTAATCCGCAAGGTATTCGCCTCATTCGGCCGCAAGCAGGCAAAAACACAGACCGCCGCGATAATCGCGCTGATCGTATTTTTCCTAGACCCGGAGCCCGAGCAAGAACTCTATATGGCGGCAACCGACGCGCCGCAAGCGTCGATCTGCTTCGAGGCCATCTGGTCGATGATTCGCACGAACCCAGCGCTGTTGGAGTTGGTCGAGCCGACGCTATCGCAGAAAAAGATCGTCCATCGGGAAACCGGCTCGATTATCCGGGCGCTATCCGCTGACGGCAAGGGGAAGCACGGTTACAATCCCTCGCTTGTTGTTTTTGACGAGCTGCACGCCTGGGGATCAGCCGAGCAGGAGCTACTGGCCGCGCTCACCACCGGCAGTATGTCACGCCGGGAGCCGCTGGAAATCATCATCACGACGGCCGGCAGCAATCAGGAAACTATCTGCTACCGGGAATATGAGTACGCGAAGCGGGTTCTCTCGGGCGATGTCACGGACCCCTCCTACCTGCCGCTGATCTACGAAGTCCCAAAGGACGCCGATTGGACCGATAAAAAGCTCTGGCCGTTGGCGCTGCCGCTGCTTGAAACCGGCCACCAAAAGATCGAAGAGTACGAGCGCAAGTTTGACGAGGCCATGGCCCGCCCGGACCTGCAAAACCAGTTCCGGCGCCTGTACCTCAATCAGTGGACCTCGGCAGAAACCCAATGGATTCCGATTCACGAATGGGACGCCTGTGCCTCACCGACGCCGA